CCTTACCAATACCATAACACCCCACATATAGCACCATATAGATAGGCTAGCACATACATAGTATACCCCATTACCCTAGGTGATAAGTGCATGGTTAATCCGCTCACTACCTTACCACCGCCACATAGGAAACCCAATACCATACTGCTTTGCATGACACCCCGACCCTCAATCATTACTACGCCATATAAACCGAATCCGAAAACCAAAACCCGACCCCCCGTACCTTGATTTGCTTGAGTTCCCCTTTTGGTTGACCCGCCCCGTTTCTGTAGCGTTACCCCCCCTATCTCCAAGTGTTCTGGAAAATTTTTTCGCTAAAGCGAATGTTTATAAGGGTTTGGCGGATTTGCGATGAAAATATCCACCATAAAGTGAATTATTTGACACTAATGATGGCATAATGAGTCATAAAATGCACATTCTGATGTGCTTTGTGCTTTATAAGGCACTTTATCGCTCAATATTGAGCCGCTTATCGCTCATTTACGGCTCATTGAGTAAAATTACTCACTCCATTGAGTAAATTAAAATTAGTCAAGTAATAGCTTTACGAAAATTGAATTTAGTGGTTTGTCCGATTATAACGGACTGTTCATTTATTAGTTATGTTCACGAAACTTGAACAACCAAAATTAATGAACATTATCAAAACTTGCAGAGTTTACATTTTTTGCTATTAGGGTAGTATTATTACTACTTTGCGCCCATTTATATTTATTTGCACCTATTTTGTAACATTTTTACCTTTTATATGTTACAAGATATAACCGAATTACCCCTTACTTTGTCACATATTTATATAAATTAGTGACACTATTTCGGATATTGTCCGAGTTTCACTTCCGAATTTGTCAAAAACTAGACATATATTGCCAATTTATAAACTATTGCATGAATTTTTCAGAATATTCATGCAGATAAGAAACAAAGTTCCCGTTTTGGTAACAAAAGTTTCCCTATTAGGCAACAAAATTAATTTAAAAATAGTTTTTTAATTTAAAATAATTAACTTAACTTTGTTAAAAATTATCAAAAATGGCAAGACACATTAACCCAGATTCAGTTTCTAGTAAGGTTTCTACGCTAGAAGTGAATGAGATTATTGAATTTACTAACCCATATACATCTATTGCTGTAATGATTTCAAATCTAAAAAGAAAAGAAGACCACAAAGACAAAATCTTTAAGATAAAGGTCATTGAAAACACAACACAAGTAATAAGAGTTAGATAGGCTTCAACTAAAAATCAAAATCCCCTAATTGGTACGCAATTTCTACACTTAAGCTCTTTCATAAAAAAGAAAGGCAATTAATGATGAGATTGCTACCAATTTTTTAAAACACACAACTGCTATGCACATCCAAGTAATCAATTATCAAAGAACATTCAATTTAGGAAATTACGCATCAGAAAAGATTGGCGTAGAAGTGGCTATTAACGCCGGAGAAGATGCTAAAGAGGCACTAGAAACCGCTAAATTATTAGTGGAAGAATATCATAAAGAAAATGTAGCAAAACTAAAAGATTTAGGTTATTTCTATGAAGACCAAATTGAAGTAGAAACTATTCCAACCCAATCAAAGAAAACATTAACTGAAAAAACTAAAGAATTTATAGATGCTTGTAAAACAAGAGCAGAGCTAAAGTCTTGGGAGCTGATGTCAAAAAGCAATCCCGAATTACTAGAACACTATAATAAAAAATTTAAAAGCATAAAATAATGGAATTTTATAACACACTCATTCATTGCAGTAGCATTGGTAAATTGCTTACAGAACCACAACTTAAAGCAGACAAAGAAGCTGGAGAACTTTCTAAAACAGCAAAGACACATTTGATAGAAGTCTATGCTAATAAAAGATACGGATTCAAAAAAGAAATTGATAACAAGTATACAGATAAGGGTAACACAGTAGAACCGGAAGCTATAGACATGTTATCGCTTACAATAAAAAGACCACTTGAAAAAAACATTAAAACATTTAGCAATGATTTTTTTGTAGGAACACCAGATGTTATTGATGAAACAATTGTATATGATACAAAGTCAAGCTGGGACTGGGTTACATTCCTTTCTAAAGTGCCAGATAAATTAGATAGTGAATACGAAGCACAAGTGAATGGTTACATGGATTTGTTAGGATTAGAAAAAGCTTGTGTTGCTTATTGTTTACTTGATACTCCAGAACACATTAGGAATTCAGTAAAATATTCTTTATTAAGAAAAATGAATGTTATTAGTGAAGAGTCACCTGAATTTATAAAAGAATGGAATGAAAAAGAATCTAACATGATATTTTCAAATGCTCCATTAGAAGAAAGAATACTTTTATTCCCTGTTTACAGAAATGAAGAATTAATAGAGAAAGCAAAAGCAAAAGTTCTCAAAGCGAGAACATTTTTACAAGAATTAGAATATAAGCATTTAAACTTTAATAAATGAACGGAGCAAACATAGTAAGTGCAATACAACATCTAAAGATGGCTAAAGAACATTACGATGATTTTATTAGACAATACCCCGAATCAAGTGGTGCTAGGTTATTTTTAAGCCATGTAAACAAAATAAATTGGATATTTAAAGATACCATAACACATCCGCATATAACACAGGCGGTCAGAGATGGCATAAAGAAAGAGATTTTAAGCGATGTCTTTGCAGTACCCGCCATTAACGAGAAAGTCGCTCTATTGACCCCAGAACAGCGAGAAATCATAGAGGAAACGATAGATGCTATGCTTTCGGGTGAAAAAGTTGAAATAATAGACACCGGTGGAAAGCCACTTATTGATATAATTGATACAAAAAATGAACCAAATATATTAGGAAATCCTTAATTTAGTGGTATGAAAGGGAAATTAAACAAACTAGGAGTTGCGAATAGCCTTTGGAATAATATCAGAGCTAAATCAGGTTCAGGTAAAAAGCCAACAAAAGAAATGCTTGAGCAAGAAAAAAAGATTAAAGCAAAAGAAAAAAAGTAATGCGTAAGACACCAGCTTGGACAAGGGCAGAAGGCAAAAATCCGAAAGGAGGACTGAACGAAAAAGGCAGAGCATCATATAATGCCGAAACCGGAGGTAACCTAAAAGCCCCAGTAAAGTCAGGTGTCAATCCACGCAGGGTTTCTTTTGCTGCAAGATTTGCCGGAATGAAAGGCGCAATGAAAAAACCAAATGGTGAACCTACAAGGAAAGCATTAGCATTAAAAGCGTGGGGATTTAGTTCAATTGCACAAGCAAGAATGTTTGCAAATAGACATAAAAAATCTTAATGGCAGAGTTAGACGCAATATCAGAAACAATTCATAGCGAAAACGAAGGCAATCCAATAATGGATTTTCTTAAAAAAGTATTTAGCGTTACACCTACAGCACCGGTTGCAAAGAAAGGACTTGTAATGCCAAGAGATTACGAATTAAAAGATAATAGAAAAGTAAACGCCACAACAGGTAAAGCAATAAACCCAAACAGGGATTTAGTAAGCGGAAAGTATCCTTCAAAAGATATATACGGAATAGTAAAAGCAGCTAAAAGATACAATTTAGACCCATACGATTTATTATCAGTATCACTTCAGGAAACAGGGTTAAATAGAAAAGGAGAAGGATTAGGACAAATAAAAATGTCAGATAATGAGATAATAAACGACATCCCAACAAAAATGGAAACAGAGGAAGAAGGCGTTAGTGACGAATACGATATGTTTGCGAGAGCTTATATGTCCAAGATGAAATATGCTGATAAACTAGGAATAAAAGACCCAGCATTAAGAATGCAAACGTACAACGGGTTGGGAAAAATTACACCTAATACAGAAAAGGGATATCACGGTTTTGCAATGCAAAGCATATACGGAGTTCCATTACCAAAAGAAGGTATTGACATGAGGAAAAATCCATTATACGGTAAAAGGGTTTTGGATTTAAGAGATAATGTTTTAAGAAAAGACGAACAGTTAGCCAATTACATAAAGAATATCAGATAAAAGTGTTCAATTTCTTATGCGAAGCCTCCCTTAAAAAAGGAGGTTTTTTTGTTAAATGTTATAACATGATGTAACTTGCATCAAAATGAATCACTATGAAGCGTACAACAATCTATTTAAATCCAGAAACTTACGAAAAACTTGCAAAGTTAGCTGAAAGAAAAAAATGGTCAATAACAAAGACTGTGGAATTTATTTTATTAAAAGCAGTAAAAGATAGGACTAATGCAAAAGAAAATAATACTTAATATAACGCCACAAACCCACGTTAGGGCAACTCAAGGTGACTCTATATTCTTTAGAATCCCAAGAGAGAAATTACGCCCCGCAGGTTTAAGCAGATTACTTCGCCTAGAGAAATACAACAAGTACAAAATTGACCTTCTAGCTGAAGCCAAAGCCAAACAATTTATCCTTCCACCAATAGGAGCTTCCATAACTTTTTTTATTCCAGTACCACCTTCTTGGTCAAAGAAAAAAAAGAAATTACATCACGGCAGATTTCACCAATCCAAACCTGACATAGACAACCTAACCAAAGCCGCATTAGATTCTTTAATGGTAGAAGACAAACAAATTGCGCACTTGGAAATACAAAAAAGATGGGTTGATTTTGAATCAGGGTGGATTGAAATTTTACACAAAGACTACGAAGAAGTTCTTACTCTCCCCTCCCCCAAAGAATAGACTTTCGCCAAAGACTCTGCGTCTATGAGTATTATATACACACATACTTTATTTAACATAATATTTATTATAAGATTAAGTTAATTTAGATTATTCTTGCTAACCTAAAATTTTAATTAATTAAAATTTTAGG